CTGTACTTCCGCGCGCGCCTAATCCGATATGTTTGACATCTAACGCGTCCATTGTATTCTCTTCGTATGCAATTTGTACTATATTTTGGTCAAAATCGCCACCAATCGCCGCGCTTTCCTCTGCTATAGTGGAAAGTCTACCGCCGATCCTGTCAAGGGCCGCCGTGGTTTCCTTCGTTGGGTCTATCTGTCCCGGTGACGGGCCAACCCACTTATTCTGTAAGTATGCCGCGCGTATGGCGAAATCGTCCATAAATCCGGGCGCGGGTACTCTTCCACGTAATACGGCTTCGTCAAACCATGCCGCATAAACCAAATTACAATAATGATTTTCCAACCATGTCCGCCTTGTCTTGAACATTTTCCACGCCAACAACATCGCGGAACGTGACGCGGAATAACTGGAAGAAAATTGATAATTTAATAACTCGTATGGTATCGACAACGCCGCGCCTATCTGCCTTAACATGGCTTGCATGAAACCTTCAAAATTATTATTTGGCCTCTTCGGGTCTGCAAATTCTACGGACTCGTCATTAGATAGGGTAATAAATGCGCCCATACCTAATTTGTAATCTTGATCGTCCGCCGCTACGTTGGTTTCATCCGTCATGGCATACGGGCTTAACTCTGTATCTCCGTCCGGGCTTTTTAGGAAGACGGTAAAATACGAATTTACAACGGCGGCGGCTATTTCCGCGTTCGTGTATTTGGATAACTGTTTAATTATCTCGATAATCGGGGCCAAATATGGCATACCGCGCGTTTGATCCGGGCGTAACTGCTCGTAAATATGTAACACCCTACGCCGTCCGGTAGATGAAAACGCCTGTATTTGCTTCCATTCTCTTTCAAAACTCTTTTCCGTCCCCGGATTGGTTGTTCTCATGTCATACGCTACCGGTTGGCCTCTATCATTTAAGTGAACACCGGCCACCAAATTTTTGGTATTCTTTTTACCACTTCGGTTACATATTCTGTCACTCTCTACCAATTGTATTTTTAACCCATAAGGGCTTGTATTACGCATTTCAAACGGTAATAACGCGAAAATGTCCCCGGATTCTAACGCACCGCGCAAAACCAAATTGACGGTATCGTTAAATGTACCTTTTCGGTTATAACTACAATCAAGATTATTACTCCATAATTTCCATTCGCTTTCAATTAGATTCTGCCTTTGCGCCGCTTCCTTCTCGTTTAATCCTAATACGCTCCGGTTTAATCTGGATTGCATCGTTAACCCTGAACCCACTACGTGTAGGGTGTTAGTATTAATGGCTCCGGCGGCAATTGGCGTGTTACGTATCAAATCACGGGAACGATTAACAATTAACTGCCTGTCTGTTAACGTGTCCGCGTCCGCGTCACCCTGCGGGGGTTGCCATCCAGTAACACCGCGCCGGGTACTTGAACCGCCGAAATACGTACCGGCCCGCGCGGTAAACTTGCCGCCCTTGGTTACTCTCTGTTTTTGTGCAAAGGCCGGAAGACTATCAAACTTAACTATTTTTTCGTTTTCCATATTTATTATTTATCCTTTTTCTTTGGCTTGAATAAAACCAACCCGGCACACTTGCCGGACTCGTCCACCGCCACGCCTTTAAGGTTACAAGTATTTTGAATATTGTTTACACACATGGTAGCCAAACAATGTAATTTTACTTCAACCGCTAAATCAAAAGAACCTTTTTTAATTTTATCCATAATTATTTATCAACGCATGTATACGCCCCGGCCCTCATGCCGCCGCGCGTTTCCCTTGCCACTTCTCGTTTATATTTATCCCGGCCCTTTTCTAAATCGCTTAAATCTGCCATCGTTACAGACCGGTTATTAATTGTGTATGATTGCGCGGATAACACGGCAGTTATGGCCGCTTCGTATGCCGTCAATAGTGTTGTGGCTGTACTCATTCGATCCGTTCCCCTCTGGTTAATTGTCGTTTTCTGCGCCGTTTTTTAACTGGTGCGTGTACTGCTTTGACGCTGTTGGTATGTAAGTTATCCAACATTTGATATATTGTCAAGGCCGGATAAACCACAAAAGCAATTATATTTAATGCGGCAATGTTGTATACCATCAAGTCTAACGCTTCGTTTCGCTTCCGGGTCTTGATCCATTCGTATTTTTTGAAACCTTTTACAAATTTAACTTTACGTTTCTCCGCCGTTAACTGCTTAAAATACTCTTCGTCCAAACTCATAGGGAAATGGACGTAACCCGGCCCCGGTTCCTCGATTAATAGACGGGCAAATAGTAAATTTTTAATGGTATCCGTACCAATCATATACAGATTAACACCATTCTTTTGTACTGAAGGTTTGCCGCTAATCGGGGAACCGGGCGTAGATGAACCCTTGATAGCAAAAACGCTCAACGGGTCGGACGCTTTTACAAATTCGTATGTTTCGGCGGTATGGTGGCCGCCCGTGTCTATGGTAGTTGCAACAATTCTCATTTGGCCGTTGTTATGCGTGAAGGTTTTTCCCATGTACTCGCGTAAATTATCCCATACGGTTAATTCCGCCGGGCTACCCATTAAATATTTGGTTTCGATTATGTCGCACTCTTCCGCCGAACGCCACCCGACAACCTTGGCTTCTATCCTGTCGTCCTGTACGTCTGCGGCACATGTCAACATAACCACGTCACGATTTAACCCCGGTTGTATAGGCTCCCGGCGATTAAACAAATAACTATACTCTAAACTCGCGCCTTTACTTTCCCACGTTTCGGCCAACACGGTATTGGTAAACGTTTTTTGTAATGGTTCGTCCTTCAGCTTTTCAAATTTTAAAAACTCTAGTACAATATCCTCCCACGATAACCAACCCAACGGACTGTATAACGCGTTAATGTGGAACCCCGGACACTTTCCGGTTTCTGCATTTTCCGCGATCCATTTACCATCTTTTAACATTTGGGTTTTGTGTCTCTCTTCAATATGACACCCGCAACTATCGCAAATATATGTTACCTCTGAAGTTAATTCGTATTTTTCATTCTTGGTAAATTTCACATTGGCCCATCGTAGATGTTGCATATATCCACAATGCGGACATGGCAAATTGTATTTTCTTTGGTCGGACTCTAAAAATTCTCTTTCAATCCGGCTATTTTCTTTTTCTGTAGGTGACGAAAGTATAAATATTTTTCTACGTCTGCCAAAAGTAGTGGTACGTTTAACCGCCAACGCTATCGGGTCGCCCTCTCCGTCCAAATCTAGCGGGTAACTGTCTACCTCGTCTAATGCTAAATTGCGTATTGGCATCATTCGTAAACTGGCGGCACTGTTGGCCCCGGTTAATATCGTCACACCGCCCCGGTATTCCTTACATAAAAGGGTGTTGCCTCCGTCTTTCTCGCGGGCCGGTGGTATGATTTTAGATAATACCGGGCTGTGTGTAATCATTTCGATATATCTTTGCTTGGATAACTTCTTTGCCATTTCTACCGTTGGTTCCACAATCAAAAAAGGGCCGGGGCTTAAATCTATGCTGTGGCCGTTCCAGTTTAATATTAATTGTGTCCCGGTAATCTGCGCGGGTTTCATAAATACCACATAGTCGCATGGGTGGCTTGGTGACAAACAATCCATAATTTCCTTGGTGAATGGTACCCGGCTCGTTTGGTATTTACCGGGGGCCGCGCTCCCTTTGCTTGAAAGTATTACGTTTTCGTCCGCCCATTCACTTATGTTTTGGCGTGGGTCTAACTTTAGGCCCTTACCAAACGCGCCATTATAAACGTTTTCCGCCTGTGTAATCCTTGTAACCATATTACCCCTTTATCCTTTGTGGTATTTGCTTCCGTATGTCGTCCGCTACGTCCACGTCCCGGATTAACTGTATAATAAAATCTTTAAAAAATAGATTTATCCAACCTTCGCACCCTTTACCCACTATATTTGTATAGTTAAACCCCTTGTTAGTATCCATTTTTACGCCTCGTACTGATCCGGGTTGAATTTTTCTTGCAAAACTGCCGTTAATTCCGCTTCTATTTGTTCTGTAATGTAGTCGCGTACCTTCACTTCGTCCATTTCCGCCGCAACAATAGCCGCCACACGATCCGGGATATTTAACATTCTGTCCCGTAGTTCACGCGCGGCACTAAACGCGGCATTTTCCACGTCTTCAGCTAAAACCATTTGGCCCTTTTTTAATGCTACGTCCAGTTCAAGCAATTCAATTTTTAATTTCTTTTCCTCTGTCCGGGCCTCGGTGTATGAAATATTAGTTTGTTTGTCTTTGCGTTGGCTTGTTCCTTCGTCCGTTACCGTATCCGGGTTGTGTCGTCCCGATCCCAACGGATCGACAAGAAACACTTCTAACCGCCTGTCTGCCTCTTCCGGCCATATCTTGTTGTCATGTAACGGTATAACCCCGGATTGTACGTATTTGCCTATGGTACGGCCCGCCACGTTTCGGCGTAACGCATATTCCGCGCGCGTTATTAATTCGTCCGGGTAATTTTCGTCTATCTCTTTTAATACCATGCTTGCTAATTTACCGGCCTTTCTTTTCAAACTGTTCGCTGAATTGCGTATCTAATTCTTTTTGAAATTCTTCGTCAATGGTTCGGTTCATTACCTTTACGGCCCCGGCGTTTGTGTATAACGTGGCTATCTGTGGCCCCCACTCTACTTGGCGTTTGGCCGCCTTGTACGGTGTTCCTTTTTTTGTGGTACGCGTGACAATCCCGGCCCGCTTGCCTTTGCCTTTTGACATCGCCACTTTATCGGCTCCGCGTTTCCACATGGGAGCAATAAACCCGCCCTTGATAAATTCGGTTCCCGATTTAACTTTAACACTCAACCCCGCGCCAATTTCCGTGGCTCCGTATTTCAATAAATCCCGGCCCTTTTTCTTAATAAAAATAATTGCCGTTCCAATATTGCTGTTGGCGTTGGCTCTCTTGATTGAAACCAGATCACCAAACTTGGTGGCCGCCTTCGGGACTGAATACGTGTCACTAATATGATCCCTTATATTTTTATTAACTTTTCGCACCACCACGTTAAGGGCTTGCGCCGTGGCTTTCTTGGTTACTTTCGGAAGGTCTGCAAATAGCCTGTTGAAACTTCCTTTGTCAATTTCCAATTTCATAAACTGTTTTCCCATGACAAGAAAATACAACACCGGGCCGGGCCTGTCAATTCTTAATAAATCAATACTGACTCGATCCGGGGCCGGGTCAACTTATATCAACAAAAGAATAAATACCCGCTACGATTACCACGGTATGCCTTTGTGGAATAATTAGTTATGAGAATTGAAACCCTTAACCCTTTACATATCAATGACTTACCTGACCCCGGAATAATTCCCCGGAGATTTTCAAAAGGTGCGCCGGACTCGACC